GCACTAACAGTCGAGGAAGGTGCTAAGACTATTCAAACTGCTCAAGTACCTGTAGGTATTGCTTTCTTCTTAGAATTAGGTATTAAAGGAGAAGAAATACTTAGAATACTAAAGGGCGCTAAGGTATCTACACCAGTAGTAGAACAAGAAATAACAAGACTAGAATCTTCAGATTCAGCGAGAGCTGCAACTTTAACTGATGCTGGATTTGATTATGATGACTTTAAGAAAAGTCAAGAGTTTACTGATTGTGAGAACATAGTAAACTATGTTACGCAGTACTACACCCGGTATGGTGGTTTATTGGCTCCAGGAAGCCATCTGACGATAGATCATTGGGTGGCTTATCTCCATGTAGCGCAGAACCAACAGACGATCAGAGGGTCTTTAAATACGTCACATAAGTTCTCTCCTAAATTTGCCTCATACAAACAACAGTTTAGTAAGCTTCCAGAGTCACAAGATAATATATATAAAGAGACAGATAAGAATCATAGTAATATACTTAATAATCTAGCTGGTGTAACAAGATCGCTTAAAGTAGCTAGTGACAAAACATACGATGACATTATTAATACATTTACTTATACATTAACAGATAAGGACATGTGCTGCTTAGTACAGATTTTTGGAGCTGTAGGTAGTCCTGCTTTACTTGAAGGGATTGCTGTTTTATTAAGACTTTTAGCTACTAGCATTTCTGTAGATATACTTAAAATACAAAATGCCTTATGCAGGTCTTTATCTAACTTCTTACAAGATTCTTTATTCGAATTAGCTGCTCAGATAAATGAAATGTACTATAAGATTGTACATAAACTTACAAAGGTATTTACTGTTGATTTTGATAATATACCCTCATGTGTAGGCATGTTTACAATTGGTTGGGCTCTAACACATACTGTAAATATTTTGTTTGATGAGATTAATGCTCTAATAAAAGAGATATCTTCAATAATAGGTGATTTTGGTAATCCCAGATCTGGCACATGGGAAGTTGGAGCTGATAGAAGACATTTACTAGGTATGGCTAGGATACTAGAAGTATTAGCGCAAAGACTTGACCTAGCTAATAGCTGTGATCTAAATAATAAAAAATCATATAATCTTCCTGATCAGTTAACTGATAGTAATTCAGATATAGATACTGCTATATTTACTATTTTAGGAGATAGACCTTCAATGCTAAAGATTTCTGAAGAAAATAAACAGAAACACTTTAATACAACAAAGAACACAAGAAGCACGACACTAAAATTTGATTACGGAATAATACCACAGCAAAATAATGAGAGTGGCTTAGATAAGTGCCAAGATGAAGGCAATGTGGAAAAAATCAACAAATTAATAGAAAATTTGACTTCTGCACTAAATAATAATTTCAATGGTTAATCCTATCACGTTATCCGAGCCAATTCTCGGTAAAGACATAAAGTTAGTAGTTTCTGGATCTAGAGCTAAAGAAGTTCAGCAGGTCTTAGAAAATAGAGCGAGAATGCTCGGCAGAGTACGTAGTTATGAATTTAAAGGAGGATTAGACTCTAGGGGAAGTCGATCTAGATTCAATCCGCCTATCTACGACTTAGCAGAGGTAGCAAGAGCCGCAGACGTCGAACCTTATATTAACCAATCAATTCGTAAGCATAGAGAACAAATATTAAAAGAAGGGTACCAGATATCAGGATCTGATGAAGAAATGGTAGCTTATGTAAAGCATAGGCTATTTGAGATATCAGTCTTAACAGGTATTACTACTGAGCAATGGCTAAGAGAAGTAGTTACTAATCTAATTACATATCATAATGCTCTTATAGTTTTCAAGAGGGATTCCAACCGATCAAGTGGAAAACCAATTACTATGTATGGTAGTCAGAGAGAGCCTATCGCTGGTATATTTGTCGGAGATCCGACATCTATTGAAGTATCAGTAGATAAGTGGGGTACACCAAAGAAGTGGAAGCAGAACATACAAGGCAATAGTGATAGTGAAGTAACTGCATCAAAAACATATAATCCTGAAGATGTCATCCTAATAACAGTGGACAAGAAGACAGGCTTTACCTTCGGTACGCCATATCTTCTTTCTGTATTAGATGATATTAGAGCACTTAGAAAATTAGAAGAAGTAGCTATTATTGTCTCGTGCAAAGAAGCATTCCCTCTTTATCATTATAAAGTAGGTACGGAGAATCGTCCTGCTATAGCTTATGAAGGTGGAGACAATGAAATCAATCAAGTTCTTGGAGATGTAGCTAATTTACCTTCTCAAGGATATATTGTAACAAGTGAAAGACACGAAGTCAAATTAATTAGCAAGGATGGTGGTTCCTTAGACTTAAGTCCCTATATGGCCTACTTTGAAGCAAGAGTTATTGCAGGTCTTAGACTAAGCCCTCTAGACTTAGGTAGAGGTGGCACGGCTAATAGAGGAACTGCCACTAATATTAATAAAGGACTACAAGACTCTGCTAAGGACTATCAGATGGTTCTATCAGATCATATAACCAATTTCTTGATTCTACCTCTTCTTCTAGAAGGGTCTTTTGATGTTACAGAAGAAAACTTAGTTAAATTCACATTCCCCACTATAGACAGAGAAGAGGAACGTGCAGCACAGAATCATGGCTTGCAGTTACATATGGGTAACGCTATTAGTACTACAGAGTTCCGTAAACAGTATCTTAACAAACAGCCAATGTCCGAAGAAGACAAGGCAGACTCAGCACTCAGAACACAAACAGAGGCTCAGAAAGAGATTGTTAGGGCTCAGGGCGCGGCTAGGGCCAGCGCCAGTAGTGGCTCTGACCTAGGTGTATCGAAAGTAGCTAATCAGATTAAGAACAAAGGACAGCCAGCTAACCAGCATGGAAGCAAGACTAAGAGTAGACATAAAGCTAATGACTATTCAGCTAAGCTTAAAGATAAGTTTGTTTCAGTAAAGAGTAATATTCTTACTCTAATAGAAGATCCTAATTTTGATTCAACTATATTAGAAGACATATTTAGGGACTTCGTTAAACAGATGGTAGAAGCCTCAAGAGGCTTCATTGAAGATTGTATTAGCGAAGGATCTACTAAAGCGAACAAAGAATATAATACTTTGAATCCAGATAATGATTTTGAATTCGAGGAAGTGGGTTCTAGAGCTATAGATAGATTCTTTGTCAATTTTGTGACTAAATCTTTCTGGAAAGTCATAAATCCATATAAAGATCAAATAATATCTCTATTACATAAAGATAGTGATAATAACATTGATATTACAAAGATAATCGCTTGTTTAGAGGTTCTTGATAAATCTTTAAATATTTTGACTGTAGACCAAACGATAACAGCGGAACGCTTTGGATTTATTAAGTTTGCAAAAAAAGTAGGCAGCAAAACTATTGAGTTGGTTAATCCCGATAATTTAGAAAGCTCTACATTAGACATAAGTGATATGGTATACAAAAACTTTATACCATCTATAGACAATCAGAATCATTACTTAAGCTTTAACAAAACTCAAGAATAAAACGTGTCAAAACTATTTAAATTTCAGGACTCAATACTAATCGAACCCTCCTTAACAGAAAAAGTTAAGTCAGACGCAACAGAAATGTTGCGCAGAGACAAAAACACTCGATTAGAAGTTGTTATTGATGCTACCCATTCTGGTGTAGAAACAAATAACAGAGTGTACCCAGGAAAATTTGTATCGCAAGGATACAAATCTTTCATATCTAAGGATAATGGTGGTACAGCCGATTACGATAAACCTATACTGAGACATCATGATATTCAAGATGATCCAATAGGTAGAGTAGTTGATGCTAAGTTTACGCCCTACAAGATGGGCGATATGTTTGAATTTGATTATTTAGCTCCTGATCAAATGGGCTCGAAAGGCTCTGGTGTAGTTACTATAAAAGCGGTAATTACAGATCCTGACGCCATACAGAAAATTATTGATGGTAGGTATCTTAGCGTGTCCGCAGGACATAGCTCACCTATCCTTCTTTGCTCTGTATGTGGAGATAGTATAAAGACTTGTACTCACATCCCTGGGCAGTCTTATGATGAGACTGGAGAGGAGATGGTTGCTGATGGAGAAGGTAACAAATGTCTATGTATAACAGGACCACTTACTTATCATGAGTGCAGTTTTGTTAACTTACCAGCTCAGCCTCCGGCTAAGCTACTTAACTTCAATTGGAAAGACTCTAAGGAGACTTTTGATAATACATATATTACTAGCTTTGTAAAAGGGAAGAAAGAATTGGTTCGAAACTTTAACCTTTTTGATGAAGATAGTGAATTAAGTCTTTTAAATGGAAAATTAGTATTACCCATTAAAAAGACAGTGATTGCAATTAGCCCTGCAGTCGCGGACAAGCTCAAGCATGTTCTGTCTTCTGATGATCCAAAAGTATCTGACGTGACCTCTAATGTCCGTCAAACAAAAAATGGTTCTGATTCGGGAGTCCAAGATGTCGAGCAAAATCTTGATAAGGCTAAAAATTTAGAGGACAAATCTAAAAAGGATAGCAAAATGGAAGATAAGAAACTAGAAACACTCGAAGTCGAGTGCCAGAGCCTTAAAGATAAACTTGCCACCGCCGAGACGAAGTCTGTAGATTTACAGAAGACGATCGAAGCCAAGGACAGTCAAATCCATAGGCTTACTACAGACGCTACTGAGTTACAGGTCCGG